TATCAATGACTCAGATTTCAATTATCACAGACACTCACTTCGGATCAAGGAAGAATTCAAAATTATTTCACAATTACTTTGAAAAATTCTACAAAGATGTTTTCTTTCCGACATTGGATAAGATGGGTATCAAACATCTCGTTCATATGGGAGATTGTTTTGATAGTAGAAAAGGTATTGATTTTTCTGCACTTGAGTGGTCAAAACGAGTATTCTTTGATGAACTCCTCAAAAGAGACATCGAAGTTCATCTGATTGTTGGTAATCATGATGCCTATTATAAAAATACAAATAGTATTAACGCAGTCAATCTTCTTTTAGAAGAGTATGATAATGTGATAAAATATAATCAGGCAACAGAAACTAATGTTGCTGGTCTTGACGTTCTTTTGATACCCTGGATTAATGAGGAAAATTCTAATCATAGCTTCAAACTTATTCAAAATAGCACTTGCAAAGTGTCGCTGGGGCACCTTGAGTTATCGGGATTTAGAGCTCATCGTGGATGCGTCATGGAACACGGTCTTGACAGTAAACTATTTGAGAACTTCAAAAAGGTCTACTCTGGCCACTACCACACTCGATCATCCGATGGGAAGATCTTCTATTTGGGAAATCCCTACCAGATGTTCTGGAATGATGTCAACGACGAAAGAGGATTTCACATCTTCGACACGGAAACCTTAGAACATACTCCTGTAAACAATCCGTATGAATTGTTCCACATTCTTTACTATGATAATGATGATTATCAGATGTTCGATGCAACTTCTTATGAAGATAAGATTGTAAAGGTCATTGTCAAAAGAAAGGATGATACTCAGAAATTTGAAAAGTATATTGATAAACTTTATTCTGTCGGTGTATCTGATTTAAAGATTGTTGAGAATTTCCAATTAATGGAATCGGAAGATTTTGAAGTTGAGGAATCTGAAGACACTCTTTCTATTCTTGGTAGGTATGTTGATGAATCTGAAACAAATTTAAGTAAGGAAAGAATTCAGGGATTAATAAAACAAATTTATCAAGAATCTTGTGAAATGGTATAATGTTTGTTATTACTGTTGAAGGAAAAGAAAAAGAAGGAGCTTACTCTGTACATGATATTGATGGAGAACAAGTTCTCTATATTTTCCAAGAAGAGGATGATGCTACCAGATTTTGTATGCAACTTGAGGACTTAGATTATCCTAAGATGAAAGTTCTTGAAGTTGATGAAGATATGATGATTAGAACATGTGAAACACATTCACATAGGTATACCATCATTACCCCTAATGATATTGTGATCCCCCCTGACAACGCAAATGATTATCTTTGAAGACATTACTTGGAGAAACTTCTTAAGTACAGGACAGCACCCAACAACTGTCAAACTTAATGAACATCAAACTACTTTGATTGTTGGATCGAATGGATCTGGTAAGTCAACTATTCTTGATGCTCTTTGTTTTTCATTGTATGGTAAAGCATTTAGAAAAATCAACAAGAATCAACTTATCAATACTACCAATGAAAAATCTGCATTAGTAGAAATTAATTTCAGTGTCAATAATATCTCATGGAAAGTTGAAAGAGGAATCAAACCAAATATCTTTAAGATCTACAGAAATGGTGAAGAACTAGATCAGAAGTCATCAGCTAACGATCAACAGAAGTGGTTGGAACAGAATGTTCTGAAGATGAACTACAAGAGTTTCACACAGATTGTGATTCTGGGTAGTAGTTCTTTCGTTCCTTTTATGCAACTCCCTCCAGGATCCCGTAGAGAGGTTGTGGAAGATCTTTTGGATATCAAGGTGTTCTCATCCATGAATTTCATTATTAAGGATAAGATTCGTCTTCTGAGAGAACAAATTCGTACTCTTGAGTTGAAAAAAGAATCACTCAGTGACAAAGTTCAGATGCAAAAGGACTTTATTGATGAGTTAGAGACTCGTAGTCAAAAGAATATTACAGAGAAAGAAAATAAGATTGCTAAACTTCTGAACGAAGAGAATGACTCTATTAATCGGAATGAGAGACTGAATGATGAACTGAAAGTCACTCAACAAGAGATTGAAGAGTTCTCTGATTCATCTAAGAAACTGAGAGAGTTTGGAAACATTAGAGGTAAACTCTCTCAGAAGATATCAACACTTGTTAAGGAACATAAATTTTTCAACGATAATACGGTTTGCCCTACCTGCAATCAGGACATAGAAGAATCGTTTCGTGTAAATAGAATTGAGGACTCACAAAATAAGGCAAAGGATTTACAAGAGGGTTATCAACAACTTCTCGATGAAATCAAAAAGGAAGAGGATAGAGAGTCCCACTTCAAAACACTCAATGGACATTTAAGTACAACACTTAATGAGATTACTTCTAACAATTCTCAGATCACTAGTTGTCAACGACAGGTCAAGACACTTGAATCAGAAATTCAAAAACTTACCTCACAACTTGCAGATCGAAATTCTGAACACAAGAAACTTGAAGAATTCAATGAAACACTCCGAGAAACTTATGAGGAGTTAGCGGAAAGAAGAGAAGAGATTTCATATCACGATTTTACATATAATCTACTTAAAGATGGTGGAGTTAAAACCAAGATAATTCAAAAGTATCTTCCATTGATCAATCAACAGGTTAATAAGTATCTCCAAAAGATGGAGTTTTTCATTAACTTTACTTTGGATAGTGAGTTTAATGAGACTATTGAATCTCCGATTCACGAAGATTTTTCTTATTCCTCCTTCAGTGAAGGTGAGAAAATGCGTATTGATTTGGCTCTTCTCTTTACTTGGAGAGAGGTTGCAAGATTTAAAAACTCTGTGAATACTAATATTCTAATTATGGATGAGGTGTTCGATAGTTCTCTTGATGGGTTTGGAACTGAAGAGTTCTTGAAGATCATTCGATATCAAATCACAGATGCTAATATATTTGTGATCTCTCACAAATCTGGACTCGATGATAAGTTTGGAAATGTAATTGGATTTGAGAAATGTAAAGGATTCTCAAGAAAAGTGTAATATTTACAATAATTCATTAAGTTAGGATATCCTGACTATATACCTTGGGTAAAGTGGAGGACTTCAATTAATGAAGAATCTCATTTCATATAATGAATTATCTGGTTGGAAGTTGGATCAAAAAGAAAATATGGATGAAACCTACGATAAAGTTTCCGAATACTTCCAGTGTATAAGTGAATGTGAATCTCCTGGTCATAAGGCTAAGAGATACTGTAAATACATTTTGAGTAGTTGAGTATTTAAATATAGGAGGATAATCCGACTGAAGACCCGCCGGGAAACTGGCGGGTTTAGTGTGCCAGTTTATAAAGTGGTTGTACCTTTAAAAATTTGTTGTTACTCACCTCTAAAATGCTTTATAAGTGAAAGTAAAGAACGACATGATTAACTACGAGATTAAATCTCAACTGGCAAAGCTATTGGCAACTGAGGATTTGGTTGTAGAAAATAGAAATGTTGAGACTGCTTCTTTTGATGTTGAGAATAGGGTTCTTATTCTTCCTATGTGGGAGAAAGCATCTAACGTAGTTTATGATATGTTGGTTGGACATGAAGTAGGTCACGCACTCTTTACACCTGATGAATGGAATTTCTTAGGAAAGATTCCGAAATCTTTTGTTAATGTTACAGAAGATGCCAGGATTGAGAAACTTATGAAACGTAAGTATCCTGGACTATTGAAAACCTTTTATAAAGGATATGAGGAACTTTCTGAGTGTGATTTCTTTGAACTGAGTAATATTGATATTCGCCAAATGAGCCTTCCTGATAGAGTGAACCTTCACTTCAAGATTGGTTCGTTCGTTACAATTCCCTTCAAGAAGAAGGAACAGGATATTGTTGATTTGGTTGCAAAATCTGAAACCTTCGAAGATGCATTGTTTGCGGCGGAGAAGATGTATGAGTATGTTGGTTCTGAACAACCTGATCGAAAAGCAAAAGAAGATGTAAAGAACGAGACTGATGGTTCTGGAGAACAAGTTGATCAGGAACAGGAAGATCAACAAAAATCTCAAAACAACGATGATATGAATGATTCTCAGGAAGAGGAAGAAGATCAAAATGATACTCAGAGTATGGATCAATCTTCAAATTCTGATCCATTTGAAGTAAGTACTGATGAAACCTTCACTGAGGGAGCTCAATCTTTTACAAATACTCTTAGTAATCGTGACAGTGAATATTATGAGATTCCTAAATTGAAGTATGATGATATTGTAGTTCCTAACTCCAAGATTGAGGAGGAGATTCGAAATTACTATAACATGGTTGATCCATCATACCTTGAAAATGTGGATGAGGAATATAAAAAATTCAAAAAGTCAGCACAACGTGAGGTAAACTATCTGGTTAAAGAGTTTGAGTGTAAGAAAGCAGCAGACTCATACGCTCGTTCTACTACTTCTCGAACTGGTGTTTTGGATTGTTCCAAACTTCACACTTACAAGTATAATGAAGATCTCTTCAAGAAGGTCAATGTTATTCCTGATGGTAAGAATCATGGATTGATTTTTATTCTTGATTGGTCTGGATCTATGGC